GGTTCCCGCAACTAGCGTCACGCCGTTTAGCATCACATCTACATACGCACCATCGGTGAAAACCAAGGTGCTGCCTGCATCATCTGCGCCCGAAATGCTTGTTTCGCCGCCAGTGGCAGTGAAATAGTAACGCTGACGGACACCAAAGTTAGGGGATTTGCCTAAGTAACTCATGCGAGGTCTCCGATAGTTGCGGCACTAACTATGTCGGTGTCAGTTGCGGCATTATTTTCATAAAGTTGCATATTGTAATTTGTTGTTGCTACTGATGCGTTGTTAATACCAAAACTTGCATTACTCACTGAGTTTTTCTTTGACATCGTGACGCACGAATTAGAATCAGAAAAAGCATTGGTGTAATTCGGAGTGTAGTTTCCTGTTGTGTTGTCCGTGACCGAACTGTGGTTTAGTGACTTATTTACAGCAAGTGTGCCAGTACCGTTAAACCTAACAAACGCCTTACTGCTACCACCCGCCTCATATGTCATAGCCACGCTGTTAGCACCAGCAGCATCCTTCAGGGTGTTTACTCTTAGTTCGCTTGCCATTATGCTAGGTCTCCATGCCACTTAACCATTGTCTGTTCACAATCTATTAAGATACCATTGTGTTGCATCGCTAACATTTTTGCATCAGAAGTAGTTGTTTCACTTGTTTCTGTAACACTATCTTCTAAACAAACAAACATCGTAGTATTACACATGCCTGAACAGGAATAATTTACGTTTGAAAAAACATTTGTGTAAGCTGGTGTAAAGGTTCCCGTTGTATCGTCAGAAACACTTGAAATGTTAAAACTATTGTCTGTAGTAGGTCCAGTTTGATTGTAATTTAAAAGACTTTTAGCTAATCCCTGCTGAAGATTAGTCGTGGTTGAGTTGCCCTCGCCAGTAACGCTAATGGAACCAGCCGTGGTTACTCCTGTGATTGTATCTACTTTGAGTTGACTAGCCATTATGCAAGGTCTCCGTGGGTTGAATAATGCACATAGACTGCATCTTTTGATGCCCCGATTATCGTTGCAGCGACTCTAGTGGCTGTCGTTGACGGTGCAACATTTGCATTTCCAGAAGGGCTGAAGTTCATAATTATCACGCTTTGCGTAGGTGCAGAATCAGCCGAAGCGGAGCCATTAGAAGCATAATCTGCGTTTGCCATAGCGTTACTTATGTTGACCGTGTACTCGCCAGTTCCTACATCTGTAATTGAGGCTGTGGAAAAACTATCGCGGATTGCCACAGTGCCACTACCGTTAAAATTAACCCAAGCCTTCGCCGCACTTTGCTTAGTCAGCGCAACTGGTCCAGTACCTGCCGCATCTGCAATAGTATCTACATTCAATACGCTAGGCATTAGACAATACTCCAGTAACCATTAACAGTGACAGTGGCATCTTGGGTAATAGGTCCTGCACTCAGCCCATTCTCATCAGAGGCAATGGTAAAGTCCGTGGTTATCGTCTGACCATTACGTCGCACGACATTAACATCGGTTACCTTCAAAGAGTAATCGAGCTTATCCGCCGTTACAGCAGAAATCCCATCAGAGTCTATTTTACTGAGTGCCATAAGCTACTCCTTATGCGTATGGGCTGTCACCTAACAGATCAGCGTTCCAAGCAGCCTTGAGTTCAGCAATCGTGCTGGCACTGTCAATAGCGGCAGCAGCAGGTGCGTCACGAAGGCTTTGCTTTACAGTAGCAATAGCAGATTGTGCAGCGGTGTCACCATCCTCAAGTGCCTTCATATAGTCTGCATCAAGTGCGGTTAGTTTAGGGTTGCGAACCTCACGAACCTTGTCACGGAAGATAGCTTTCGCCGCATCCATGTCCTCACTGATTACGCTTCCATTAAGAGACCATGCACCACGAAAGTGACGGTCAGAAGGAACGGTAGCCGTGGAAGCGTCAATCTGGTTCCCGTCCTTATCTACGATGTATGTTGCTACAGCCATGAGTTTCTCCTATGCTGCGATATCAGTGGCAGTTATATCATCAGCTATCTTCCAAGCATTCCGCCACTCACGAGTGCTTGGTAGCTGTTCCTTACGGCATATTACCATCTTTGGCTTGTTGCCGCTATTCCAATCCGTCCAAACATGCTGTGGCACATCCTTCATGATTAAGTATTCAATAGCCTGTTCCTCAGTCATCGCTGGCATTGGCTCAGTCGTATGCAACAGATAGCCGCGAGTATGCTTCTTGAAATCAGGTTGTGCTTCGTCCTTCGCTAACTCGTGATACACCCATACTGGGGGTAGGATGCCGCCTTGTAAAGCGCAAGCCATCCAGTTCGGGTCAGGCACAAGTATCTTGGCGCACTCGTCCACGCTGTCCTCATAGACAACACGGTAGTCAGACTGCACACCGTCTAGGTTTTCTTTTGCCCAGCACAGACGGTCAAACAGGTGAGTGCCTTTGAAGTCTGGTGTCTGCATTATGCGAGGTCTCCTAAGTATTGCCCTGTTACATAGTATGAATCTATAACAGTTGCGCCTTCATTGTGCATAAGATACTGATGCGCCGAAGTTGTAAACACGGCATTAGCCCCCGTTAACGTAGACCTCGTAGTTCCAGAAGTGTAGTGTGATGAAGCATCACCATCTCCCATCACAAGAGGAGAATAAGTAGCATTAGAAAAACTATTGCTCCAATTTATAGTCCCAATGCCAGTTGACACATCTGTTGCTGAACTTACATTAAAACTGTCACGAACTGATGGCGCACGTTGGTCATAATTAACCCAAGCCTTCGCACTACCATTAACAACATAGTTCGTGGCGATTGACCCTGCGGTTGAGTGGGTCAGTGTATCCGCTACTATTGTTCCAGCCATTATGGTTTCTCCGGCCACACAACATCATCAAGTGATGTGTATGTGTTAGTTATGTCACGCAGGGCTTGGCGATATGCTGTCTGCTCTGCGGTCATTGTTAAATCAGAAGATGCCCACCAATCAGTTTCAGCTAATAGCCAGTTCCGTTGCTGTCGTAATAGACGCATTGGTTCTGCCGCTTGCAGTTCTGTTATCTTAGTATCAACCTCTGCCTTAGTTGGCTTGGTTTGATTGCTGTCAAGCCATACAAGGCTTTCATAAGTGCCTTCTGGCAAATTCCATTCAGCGTTTGGTCTCAATGCAATAAGTGCTTCAGAAACTCCAATCACGATGTAATCTCCTCAAGAATAATAAACGCATCATTGTATCTATAATATGCAGTAGTAGAAGCGGCTACTTTTACTTGCGTCTTAAATGTTAATGTGGCGGTGCTTGGTGCTGTATAAATATAGGTTTGGACATGAGAGAATGGATAAACCGCAGTATCACCTAATTTACCTAGATTGTCACCCGCGGCAAAAACCTCATCTAAAACAGTTGCGCCAACAAGTAACTGATAATAGTACTGTAAATCTTGACCTGATGCCGCCTGATGTCTGTTGTTGTGAACAACGGTGACTTTAATTTTATTGCCTGTGGTTGCTGGCGTAATTGAGGCTGTTAGACCTGTGTCAATGTAACTTGTTGATGTTGTTGATGTTCCTGTGCTTTTTGCAAGTTCAGCAGAAACAACCTGAATAATTAGGTCATCATCACCTTTAATCTGTACCATTATTTATTCTCCGTAATGTCGCCAGCAGAGGTCTTGCCTGTGAGATTGTCAACTAGGATGGTACTCATGCTAGGTCTCCGTGTGCGTTGCCATAAACGGCAGGGTCATCTACCAAACTTAAACCACCATCAAGTGTGCGTTGGCGATAACTGCCAGCAACTTGGTTAGCATCAACTATCTGGATATGTGCGGCTGTATCAGAACAAGTCGCAACAGTAGAATAGTTTGCATCACTAAAACTGTTTGTTACTGATATAGTAGTTGTTCCAGTTGTTTCATCCGTAATGCTAGATACCCCAGCACTTCCAGAAATTGCTATTGTTCCTGTGCCATTATATTTAATCCAAGCCTTAGCCGCACTCTGATTAGTCAGCGTGACTGCACCGCCCGATGTGTTCTGGATTGTATCTGCTCGTAAGGTACTCATGCTATCACCAATGTCCCACCAGATGTGATTGTGATTGTCACCCCAGTTGCTAGTGTTAATGGACCAGCGCACAAACCATTTACATCTGCCGCAATCGTTACGTTTGTATCAAGTTGCTTTTGATGTGACCGAATGATATCACCAAGGCCATTTGTAGTGTCACCAGTTGTGCCATTGTCACCTTGGAAGTACCCCGCACCAAAGCTGATTCCAGAATCTAACTTAGCTTGAGTAACCGCGCCGTTCTGTATCATAGCCGTTGTGATGCTATTTGATGGAGGAACTACGGTCTGTTGTGCTTTACCTTGGAATACAACATAGAAGTCGTCTGTAGCAAGAATACTGCCAGTCATTGTCAATGAAGTACCCGCAACAGTATATGCCACGCTCGGCTCTTGCCGTACGTTGTTTACAAACACCTCAATGTCTTGAGCTGTGCCAGCAGCATAATCTAGCGTGAAACTAGTGCCTGTGCCACCTGTTAAATCTTGATAACTTACGGAGCTATACGCCTCTGCTGGTTGATTACCCTGATATGGCATGTGCTACTCCTACGTTATATCAAGATGGCTCATCACCACATCGGCTGAAGAAGCTGTGTCTGACACAACCTTTAGTGCGTCACCCGGCTCCATGACCACCTTTTGATCGCCGCCGACAACAACAAGCGTACCACCTACAGGCACTGGTGCGGCCTTAATTAAATACACACTGTCTTCAGCACCCGATGTGCGACTGCTTGCGTCAAGAATTACATCAATCAAAATCTGCGAAGTAACTATGTTTGCTACCGACAGCCCGATTATGGTGGTTTCTGTTGCCGAAGGACAGGTGTATATAGTAGCCGCCGATGTACCTACTGCCGTATCTGTCTCTGATAAGAATGAGTTTGCCATCGTCCTATCCTAATGCTATCGCAAAGGCCAAAGCCTGCGGGTCTTGCTCTACAAAGTTCTGAACATTACCATCGTTGTCGTTGAAGATCATCTTCTCGGCAGGAAGCGTACAGAATACCGTACGAGTTCCCGCTCCCCAGTTCACCGCCGCGTCAGAGTTGCTTGACTGCAAAATCGTGGTACGGGCCAAGGTCGTACCAGATGCAGTGTATGTGCCAACGCCAACCTCAAAGTCAGTGCCGTCTGTGCAACAATAGTAAGTCAAGTTGCCATCACCAACAGACGCAAAAGTCTCAAACCCCGTCACAGCACCAGCAAGCGTATAAGTGCCCGTGCCCGTGGTAGTGGTCGTTTCCTTTACTCTGTCTTTGATAGCAAATGCCATTACTTCAACTCAATCGTCAGGTTTCCAGCATTGATACGAAAGATGTCACCAGAAGCAATCGTCTTGGATGCATCCAATGCACCGATGAACATGATGTTGCCGCTTGACGCTGCATCAACAACGAATGCGTGGGTGATGGTTTCTGTGGTTCCGCCTGATGCAGGGTATTCAATGTTAGCTGCATTGGTCACTGTCTGTGCATCAGTAACACCAGAAGCCAGCGTCCAGTTAGCTGCCGTTACCTGCTGACGAGCATAGTTGGTGAAGGTAGCTTCTGTTAGTGTACCCGCCTCTGGGTCAGAAACAGCCGTAGCCAATCCAATGTAAATGCTGTCGCCCGGAGTCGTAAAACTCTCCGAGTTGTTCTTGAAAATAAAATCTAGAACAGCGTGTTCCAGATATGTGGTTGCCGCGTTTGATGTCGCCATAATCTACTCCTATGTCCTTGGCCTATCAGGCAAGCCTCTACGATATGCATCGCTGTTTTCACGAGCCTCTGCCAGATCCTTGATACGGCTCAACGCTTCCTGAAATTGCTTCTCATACATGCCGAGCACATCTTGCTCACCTTTCATGTAAATATACGCTTCTACGAGCGATCCGTAAAGTAAAGCATTAGGTGCGTTTTCACTGAGCCATGTTGTTCCACTATCCGCGCCAGCCGTCAGTGAAGCTGGGCGATAGTAATAGTGCAGTTCTACTGCGTAATTGCTGTCAGGTGTCGGAGCCAAAATAAAGTTGTCAATGTCAAAGAAGGCATAGTACTTTGGCACACCCGTAGTTGCAGGGTTTGGATTGTATTCCTGCAAATAGTTCACGTCCTTCTGTAACAGGAACTCTTTCGCGCTGTCCCGCGTAATAGACATAGAGAACGCAGAAAGATAATCAGAAGGCACAGAAAGATACGGATCTGAAGACGTCAAATTAGATGTTGCGTTCTTACGAAACACCTCAAGGTCAACCAGCTTGAAGATACGATCCTCTGCTGCACGAATAAAGTCAGGCAAGTGCGTAACGAAAGAAGTCTCGGTGTTCTCCGCAAAATCCTGTATTGCTGTTTTTAGCTGTGCATATGTATAACTCATTTAAGCCTCCAGCGTGACTGGGCCGACAGTCGCATTTTGACCACCCCCGCGTTGACTACCCGTTGTTGCTGTTCCTGACGATGCCGTAAACGTATAGCTCCCAGAATCAACCACAGTAATCGTATACCCATCCGCCTTTTCCAAAACCGTGCTGCTGAATCCATCAAAACCCTGTGTCTTTCTAAATCTTACTGTATCACCCGTTGTGCGTCCATGTGATGGTTCTAGCACAGTTATGACAGCAGAACCAGAGCTACCGCTAACAAACGGAT